GTTGCCTTGTTCAAGGACAGCGAGCCTGAAAGCACAGAACCTTACAAATGTGGGGAATGTGGTAAAATAATACCGAGCAATTCAGTATTTTGCCCTGAATGTCATGCCTATCAAAAAAGCAAATTCAAACCCACAAGCGATACTGAAAAATCTTCTGACAAAAAACCTATATATCGCACTTCACATTTTTACATTGCTTTACTAATAGCTTTGATTTTATGCGCCGTTGTTGTAACGGCTATTTCGCAATGTAGCAACCAACCTGATATTCAAGAACCGGTAACAACTTCTACCAATCAAACCTCTAACGATACCTCAGAAA